GAAGAGGTTTATCAAGAGTTACAATGAGTTATTTTATTAGGGATTATAACATAAATATTTTTTCTCCTGAAGGTGATTTAATAATAATCACTAAACCATTCTCAGTAAAATTTAGTATTACTAGAAATACTTTGGCAAGTGCGAATAATTGTACTTTAGAAATAAATGGCCTAGGACCTTCAACAAGAAGTAAATTATTTAAAGATCGATTTACAATCCCTGAATATTGGCAAATTGTTATTGCTGCAGGTTATGACAAATTAGAAACGGTGTTTCAAGGAAATATTTTGGAATGTTATAGCTATAAACAAGGAACGGAATGGATAACAAAAGTAGAAGCTTATGATGGAATGCACGGAATTCAAAACGGTTTTAGTGCTCAAACATATAGTAAAGATACCGATAAAAAGACTATTATTACAAATATTATTAGAGATATGCCGAATAATTTGAAGGGTATCTTAGGAACCCCTTCAGAAGGTTCTAGTCCACGAGGTCAAGTTATATTTGGTCAATCATCTGATGTTTTAAATGAACAAACTGGAGGACAATATTTCATTGATAATGAACAAACTCACGTATTAGCTAATGATGAGGTAATAGGTCAAGAAATCATTCAACTAGATTCTAGTATTTTATTGTCAACTCCAAAAAGAAGAGATGTTTTTTTAGATTGTGATTTATTATTTTTTCCTGAAGCTAAAAACGGTATACTTGTTAATTTAAATTCATTAGCTCCTGAATACATTGGACAATATAAAATAGTAGGTTTTAAACATAATGTACAAATATCAGAAGGAAGTGCTGGAAATGCCCTTACTCAATTAAATGTTTATTCGGGGGCAACAGCACTAAGGATAGTAGCATAATGAGTGATATAAGAACTCAATCAATAAATGATCCCGATCTTGACGATGTATTAGATGAATTAAAAAATGAGATATTTTCTACATTAAATTGTATTCAAATAGGAAAGATTGAATCTTATAATAAAGATGAACAAACAGTAGAAATTCAAATACAAGTTAAAAGAAGAATTGGAACGGATGAGATTAAAGAATATCCTTTATTGGTTGACTGCCCGATTTTTATTCTTCAGGGCGGTGGAGCTTATTTAGAATTTCCAATAACCAAAGGAGATTATTGTTTAATATTATTTAATGATCGAGACATGGACACCTGGTGGAGTGCTGCGAATGTTGCTGAACCATTAACAACACGTAAACATAGTTTAAGTGACGGATTTGCTATCATTGGAATAAATCCTAAAACTTCTGTGTTTAGTCTTGTTGGAGATAAAGTCAAATTAAATGGAACTGGATTTGATATTGAAATAGAAACGGATGAAAATATTAGTATTAAAAGCACAGGAATTGATAAAAATATTGACCTTGAAACATCTAAAAATATTACAATAAAAAGTACAGGTACTGACGGAATTTTAACATTAGAAACTGGGTCAGATATAAATATTAAAAGTACTGGGTCAGGTAAAAAAATAAACTTAGAAGCTGGTTTAGGAACGTGCAATATAAAAACCTTAAAGGTTAATATTGGAGGAGATGAAACATTGACAGAGGAATTGATTAAAGCTACTGCTTTTTTAACAGATTTAATATTAGCCTTTAATACACATACGCATAATTTTAGTGGTACTGGAAGTGTTTTAACTCCAACAGTACCTTGGATAGAAGCTGCTAATTTTGCGAATTCAAAAAGTTTAAATAATAAAACTAGTTGAGGATATTATGATTATAAGAAATGTTGATGAAAATGGAGACTGGGTTTTCGGTAAAGGTAAAAATGACTATAAAAAAGATCAAGATGCATTGGAAGTAAGCTTAAAGACGAGATTAAAATCTTGGAAATTTGATTGTTTTTTTGATGAACAAGAAGGGATAGATTATAAAAATTATTTGGATAGAAATACACAGACATTTTTAGATAATGACATTAAAAGAGTAACTTTACAAACCGATGGAATACTAAGAATAAATTCTTTTGAATCTGAAATAGCTGTGGATGACCGAGAATATTCTGCTAATATGAATATTTTAACAATATATGGAAACTTGGAATTTTCGTTTATTGCTTAAGGAGAAAATATGCAACTACTTTTGCCTTTTGAAAATGAAGATAATTATAATTTTGATAATGATAAAATAGAAATCATTTCACAAGATGCAAAATTAAAAGCTATTGTGTCGGGTGCTGATGCTGAATTATACTGTAAGCTAGATGATAATAAAGGTTTAGTTGCAATTGATTCTTCTGGAAATGATCGACATGGAGCTTTTCAAGGTGGTCTTGATGAAACGACATGGACTACAGGAAAAATTAACAGTGCTATTGAAGGTCAAAGTGGAGGAATAATAAATTTTAATAGTATACTAAGTTTTGAACGTACAGATACTTTTAGTTTAGAAAGTTGGGTCAAATTTACGTCTGCTGTGAATCAAGCTGTTATAGCAAGACAAATAAATTCGGGTACTTTTGAAGGTTACGCTTTAGTATTAGCAGTGGGAAAAGCAAGGTTTACTTTACGAGATAAAAATAATATTTCTATTTCGGTTGAATCATCGATGACTATAAATGATAATATTTTTCATCATATTGTAGTTACTTATGATGGATTATCTTCTCATACTGGGATGAAAGTATTTGTAGATAATGTTGATGTGACCACTAATGTTGTAACTGGAACTTTAACAGGGAGTATTCAAAATACTGTAAACGTTCAAATATCCGGTAGAGGAGGTAATAATTTAGAGTTACGAATTGGAACTGTTGTAGATGAAGCTTTAATTTATTCAAGAGAATTAACTCCGGCAGAGATAGCTTTTCGTTGGAATAGTGGTGCTGGTACTCAACAAATACCAGGGGCTACTACGTCATTTCCTGTAGATAATCCAACATTATTGACCATCAATGAGATAAGGGCCACTAGCTTTACTGGATTAAGTGCAAATATTACTAAAGCTGGTTTAGACGATATTCGAGCAGTAATGGTCGTCAATGGTACAGATAAATATTGGGATGGGTCAAATTTTATTGATAGTTCTGATTATTCTGAGTCAAATAATGTTTCTGATATAAATACAAATGCTTTAGCTTTAATTTCTGAATTATCGTCTGTAAATGTGAAATGGTTTTTTCACAGTGACGATGGAACTACAACTCCAATTTTACTAGATTATTCGATATCATTTGATAATGAAAAAGTGACAATAATATTAGTAGAAAGTGTAATTTTTGGAAATATCAATAAATTAGATAGTACTATTCCAAATAAAATAGTGACTGTTAGAACTTTTAATTATGTTATAGGTACTAATTTAATTACAACTTCAGATAAAATTCCAGTAATCCTTAATCCTGATGGAACTTTTAGAAGAACTTTGTATATCGAGGATACAATACCGGATGGGTTAATCTGGGAGATAGTAGATCAATTTAATGTTTATAATATTGAAGAAATCAAAACAAATTTTTTAACTGGAGTAAATCCCTTTGGAAATTTAACCATTATAACTTGAGGAGGTTATTATGTCATTTAACAATTCGGATTATGTTGATTTAAAAACTTTAAATTTAAAAATAATAAGTCAGGAGCATCATGAAATACATGAGGAAAAACATTTTTATTTAGAAAATTTTTTAGAGTTAGATTCGGACGGTATTGTAGAGTTTGCATTTCAAACAGCTAATATTGATACTTTAATTCACATGGTTTTTGACTTTCAGAGTCAAGCTGAAATAACAATAGAAAAATTTGAAAATAGTACAATAACTTTTGACGGAACTCCAATAGTACCTATCAATAATTATAGAGAAAGTTCAAATCTTACCACTATGTTAAATGTTCAAGAAGATCCTGATGTAACAGCTGATGGAGACGACATTGGTAGAATTTGTACAGGAGACATTACCACGCCTGTTATTTTTGATCCGGGTAAAGTCAATAGAGAAAAAGAAATTGTATTTAAAAGGAATGCTAATTATTTATATCGAATAACTAGTAAAGCAGATAACAATATAATTTCTTATTTATTTTCATGGTATGAACATAAAAGAAAAGATATTTAGGAGAAAAATATGCCTGATATTTTAGATGCTGATGGATTACAAACCAAATCTTTAACTGAATTAGAAAATGAATACATAACAAAATTAAAGACAATTTATGGTGTTGATATCAATGTAGATCAAAATAGTCCAGATGGACAGCAAATAAATGTATATAGTCAAGAAGGAGTTGATTTACGAGAAGTCTTACAAAAAGTGTATAATAGTTTTAATCCCGATCTGGCAGAAGGAAGAGTATTAGATCAACGAATAGCAATAAATAACATTAAAAGAAAACAAGGTTCCTTTACATTTCAGGATATTGAAATAACAACCGATAGGGCCCTTAATTTAGTTGGACTTGACGGAGATGCAAATGAACTTGAACCTGATATAGAAGATTTATATATCGTAAAGGACGATGAAGGAAATGAGTTTTATTTATTAACTAGTCAGGTTATTGTTGGAGCTGGAACTAATGCTTTTAATTTTAGGGCGAAAGTTTTGGGAGTTGTAGAAGTTATTCCAAATACTATAACTACTCCAGTTACTATTATTGCTGGTGTCACCGTAATCAATAATCCAAGTGGAGCAAATAGCATAGGAGTCGATGAAGAGACTGATATTGAAGCTCGATTAAGAAGAAAAGTTAGTACTACAATAATTGCTATTGGTCCTGCCGATTCTTTAGAAGCTGTTCTGAATAATTTGGATTTAGTAACCTTTGCGATTGTATATGAAAATTATACCAATAGTACAGATTCTGATGGAATACCAGGAAATACCATTTGGTGTATTATTGAGGGAGGAGATCCAGACGATATTGGAGAAGCAATATATGCCAAGAGAACGATTGGTTGTGGTATGAAAGGAGCTGAAACAGTAAATGTTCTACGTCCAACAGGGACATTTTTTGTAGCAAAATTTGATAGACCTGTTTCTCAAAACTTATGGATACAATTTAAAATTACTTTACCCGGAGGTTTTATTGATTCGGCGACTTTAAAAAGTTTGATCGTACAGAATGTTCTTTGGGAGATTGGAAAAAGTGCTAAGTCAAGTACAGTAACAGCATATTTACAAGGATTAAATCCAGATTATGTCATTGAAGATATGGAAGTTTCAGATGATGACATAACATATATTGAGGTTATTGCTCCTACTTCAATACAACATAAATTTATCAATGATGTTACAAGGATTACAGTCACATGACAAATGCTGAACTTGTTAAATATTATAAAAATTTATTGATTTTACAATATAAAAGACAGTTAAAAGCTCCTGAACATATTAAAGCTTTAGTAGAAATTGATATGATTTTTGAGTTAATTGAATTAGTTCAAAATGGGTTTGATATCACTACAACTATAGGAGTCCAACAAGACATATTAGGAAAATACTTAGGGATTGACAGAATAATTAGTGGCATTCCTTTTACTATTGATTATTTTGGTTTTATGTTATATGGTACTGATCCAGGATTGTCTTTGTATGAAGGGTTTATGGAATATGGAGATACTCCACCAGCTATACAATTTTTTAAATATGGAGAATCTGAGGATGTTCTAGAATTAACTGATGCAGAATTTAGAGTTATACAACAATTTAGAGTTATACAAGCAAATAGTTTACATAGTAATCAAGTTATTGATCAAGCATTATTTGATGCTTTTGGAACTGATGTAATTTTAACAGATAATGAGGATATGACGATAGAATATGTATTTCCTATAGCTCAAAATAAATTGGCTATAATATTACAATCAGAGGATTTATTACCCCGTCCAATGGGAGTAGAACTTACAATTAGTTTTGTTTAAGGAGTAAATAAATGGCAAAAATACTAAGAAAATTACAAAAAGTATTCGGTGAAAGTGGTCCTACTTCTGAGTTTGGACAGATCGGTTCAGATAATGCCGGAACTCCAACAACTACAAAAGATCTTGACACAATGCAGAGTTTATCACAGTACTTAGACGGTTTATATGCATTAACAAATAATGCCATAGAACCACCGAGAATACAAGATTTTAACTCCCTTCATTTTATGGCTACTACACAAATGAAGTATATATTTCAATCAGGGATTCCTGAATGGATAACAACAGAGAATTACTATGCAAATATTAGTATTGTGCTAGTAGCTGGAAATGTTTATTTAGCTTTAACTGGAACTGATCCGTCTCCTAATGTTGGAAATGATCCTACAACTGAGTTTGCCGATTGGAGAAAAATTTTATCTTTGAATGGTTCTCTTGATCCTACTTTAAATTTGAGTGATCTTGCCGATGATCCAACATCAAGAACTAATTTAAATGTTTATGGAAAATCAGAAACATATACACAAGCAGAGGTAAATGCTCTCATTGGAACTCCAGGAACTTGGGAAGAAATTAGTGCTAATCAAACACTAGAAATAAAAAGATATAGAGCTAGCGGTGAACTTGATAATCTTATTCTACCTACTTCCAGTCTTATAGAAGGAAATAAAATTGAAATTTATACAGATGATCAATGTCAAATAACTCAAAGTGATGCTCAAAATGGAATTTCTTATATGCAGAAATTTTTTACAACTAAAGGAACAAGTGGTCTTTTAAAAACCTTAGCGGGCAGTACGTTATCATTAGTTTATAAAGGAAATAGTGTCTCAAGAATAGAACCGGGTTTAAAATTAACTAACCCTGCTTCTTTACCAACAGGAACCGGGAATGGTTGCAGTTTTAGTCGTGATAAAATTTATTTAGCTGTTGCTCATACAAATTCCCCATATATTACTATCTATAAAAGAACATCTGGAACTGATACTTTTGTAAAATTATCTGACCCTGCCGCACTTCCTACTTTTGGTGGTAATGGTTGTGCTTTTAGTTTTGATGGTACTTATTTATCGGTTGTTCATCCTGCTTCTCCATATGTCACAATATATAAAAGAAGTGGTGATGTTTTTACTAAATTAGCTAACCCAGCGGCTTTACCAGCTAACACTGGTAATGGATGTGTTTTTAGTCACAATGGAATTTATTTAGCTATTGCACATGATTCTTCTCCATATGTCACAATATATAAAAGAAGTGGTGATGTTTTTACTAAATTAACTAACCCTGCTGCTTTACCTGCAAGTAACGGAAATGGTTGTGCTTTTAGTTATGATGATACTTATTTATCTATTGCACATGATTCTTCTCCATATGTTACTATCTATAAAAGAAATGAGGATACATTTGTAAAACTAACTGACCCTGTTGCTTTGCCAACAGGAACCGGGAATAATTGTTCTTTTAGTTTTAACAATAAATTTTTATCAATTGTACATTCTATTACCCCATTTATTACTATATATGAACAATTTGGAGACACGTTTATAAAATTAACTGATCCTGCTATTTTACCTGCTAGTATAGGTAAAGGTTGTAAATTTTCTTACGACAATAAATATTTATCGGTTTCCCATGAAAGTAGTCCTTTTGTAACAGTATATAAAATACATGGTAGTTCATTTGTAAAACTAACTGATCCTGCTACTTTACCTACAGCAAACGGACAAGGTTGCTGTTTTAGTTTTGGAGGAATATATTTAGCCATTAGCCATACAACTACTCCATATGTTACTATATATAAAAACGTAGAAGATATTACAGAAGGATGGGCGCTTGATAAAATAAACAGAATCAACGGAGATCAAGATTTAGAATATTTATTTAATTAGAGGTTTGAATGGATTTAATAAAAAATTTTTTAAAAAATAAAGGAGTAATGATTATGATTATAGCAATTATTATTTTGTCGATTACGATTATAATGACCGTATTAGGAGGAGGATACACATTTTCAAGTATGTGGTTTTCTCTTTCAAAAAAAGATAAACTTATAACAAAAATTAAAGCTCAAACAAATTACAGTATCGATATGAAAAAACAAATGAAAAGTAGGATAGGTTCATTATATGAAGTCAAGTTAAAAGAGTATATAAAAGAAGAGGAGCTGTCTGTACCATATCCAAAAATTGAAAGTGATGTTAAAGATTACAAAAAAATAGTAATTAAAATAAACGATAATTTAGAAGATTTAACTTTATCCAGGTATATTTATAATAATGATCTTTATAGATACTCTAATCCGGTTCATTGGAAACAAGTTAAAGACAAAGCTATACAATTGTTTTCTAATATAGGCAGGGATATTTTAATAAATAATTATGAACATAGTAAAATGACAATGCCGTTAAAAGTATGGATAGAAAAAGCTCATAAAGAACTTCAAATTATAATTAAAGAAGAAACATATTACCTAATGGATAGTTTAAAAATGGAAAGTGATATATATTATAAATACCATAATGGGAGGAAATAATGCATATCGTAGAAGATTTTATCCCAATCAGTAAATACACTCGTCCGGGTATAAAACTTAAAAAATTGAAAGCTTTAGTAATCCATTGGACAGGAAGATCTGAAGTGGATTATAAACATTGGATGAATTTTTATGAAGAAAGAGCTAAGACTGGTAGTGGGTATGGATCGGCTCATCTTTTTGTAGAAAACAATGGCAACGTATATAATATTATACCATTGAATGAGGTGGCATGGCATGTAGGATCAAAGGTATATACTCGTTATGCTATGAAACGATTTGACATTAACAAAAATAAAAAATTAGAATGGTCAGAAGTTCCTAATCATTTTACTATAGGAATAGAGTTACGTCCAATGAATAACTGGTCTTGTGAATTTTCAGATACTGTCTTTGAAGGTGGCGTTAAATTGTTAGCTTACTTGTGTAAGAAATACGGATTAAATCCGTTTAATGATATTTTGACTCATCATATGATAACTGGAAAAAAGTGTCCTTATTGGTTTGTCAAACATCCTGAGGATTTTATGGCATTCAAGGAATTGGTTGCTAAAAATATAAAATTTTAATAGGAGCATAAAATGTCTAATAACATTCATCCACCGGAAAAAACGGAGGGAAAATTTCTAGGAAGAATTGCTTTTTGGGTAAGTGAAATTTTAGTAATTTTGGGAGCATTGTCTATATTTATAAGTGCATTAACTGAAGTGAATATCAATGTTAATTTCTCAGATATATTACTATTACAAGGGGCTATTTTTACAGTAACCTGGGGAGCAAAAGCAAGTAAAAATTATATTGACATGAAAGGAGGAAATAAGAAATGATAAAATTTATGTTAATCTTAATAGCTATTATAGTAATTGAGGGTTTAGTTATCGCTTTGTTAATTGTTCTATTAAGAAGAAAAAGAATTAAACGTATAGAAGCATTCAATAAAAATATTGAAAATATTGAAAAATTAAAAAGTAATATCAATAAAAAGAATTCAAAAGAAAAGGAGAAAATAACTAATGACATTAAAAAAGCTAATTCTCTTGATGATCTTATTAACGTTTTTTCTAAATTGTAAAATGATTCCGGTAAAATTGGATTCTTTACCGGATTATCAACAAAAGTATAAAGAAGCAAATAATGAAAGAGAATTACTAAACAAGAATGCTGAACATATTTTAGATCTAAGGAAAGAGATATTCAAGTTATGGTCTATTATATTAAATTCGGATGAACAAATAATCAAGGTTATTGATACACGAGACGAGTATTCAAAACGGTTATACCACGAATACACAAAAGACGATTAAAATGGTAATTTACGACTTTTACTTTGTGTTGGTTTATCTGGTGGTTTTTCTTTGGATGAACAAGAAGTATTTGTGTGATTGTTCATCCAACCTTTTAATTTTAAAAGTTCTTCTGTAAAATTATTAAGTAATATATTTTTGGAAGTTAACCAATATAAACCATAACCTAAAAATTTACTAAAGATTTTTTCAGTTGCTTCCTCAATTGTTAGGGTTTGATTATCAACTAATTTTATTATATTCTTTATTTCTTCTTTGGTTTTTTTATATTTCATGTAATTCTCCTTTCTTTTCTAATTGTTTTAATTCCTTTTTTAATCTTTTTTCTAGTTTTTTAAATTCTTTGTTACTTATTTCTATAGCTTCCTCATACACTTTTATTTCTATTTCAAATCCTCCTTTATAAATAGTGATATAGGGGGATTTATGACTAGGAGTTACTACATAATTACCATTTTCTATCATCTTCTTTTCCTGTATAAAAACATTGAGAAACTAATGGGTGCAAAAAAATCAATCACAATCGATGGAAAAAAGCTTAAAATAAATTGAATAATCAATGCTGATATTCCAGTTATCCTTTGAAAATACTTGTAAATGGATCCTTCTATAATCTGGTTTTGACTAATTTGTATTTCAATAATTTGGTTTTTGTATTCCATTATTGATTGATCATTTTTTGTAATTTTATCTCTAAGATCGTCTAAACGTTTTTCATTTTTTGCAGACGTGTTTTTATATTTATAACTTTTCTCAATGTCTTGTATAGTGTTTAATCTTGTTTTAATCATGTTAACTTCATCACTGAATAATCTTTGTTGATCTTTTAATAATTTTATCTGATCGTTTATAATGGGTATATGGCTCGTATTGGCGGTCAATGTTTCCCGGTCAATTTCCAATTTTGACAATTGATCATATTGACCGCCAATCGTGGCGACAATCGAGTATATGACCAAAAAGAACCATATAATCAATATTGATATTCCTGTTACACTACGCTGCCTTTTTCTCTTGCTGATGATCATATACTGCTTAGACTCCAGGTTAGTAAATAGTTCAAGTTTACTCTTATAAGCTTTTGCGATTATTAGTAACTTAATTCCTTGTGTGAAAATCAATGTTAAAAACACAACATACACAGTAGCAAATGTTATACTACATATAACATTGACTCCATTATATATAAACAATCGAATTGAATAAAATATACTTAAACTTAATGATCCAAATCCTGAGATCAAATATAAAAAATCCATGATGTTATCTATAACTTTTTCTCTATTCACTACTGTTCTCCATTATCTAATAATTCTATAAAATCATTGTTTAATACACTTTCCCCTTTCCATAAACTACATGCTGATAACTCAATTATTGAAGGAAAAAATTTGATAAATCTTTTAGTTAAATATAGTACTTTATCATATGCAATCATAACAAATACTCTAGGATTATGTCTACTTAATTCTTCTAAAAATTTTATTTGACCTGGCTCATACCTTATAAACAATGCGTTATATTTTATGTAGGCTTGTTTATTTTCGATCCACCCTGATTTATTTGTTTCTTGAATTGAATAATAATAAATATCAGGAATTCCTACTTCTGTTGGTGACTCTATGCGAATAAATCTAAAGTAAGCAGATAACTGTTTCAATTTTTTATACTGAGTTTTTTCTTTCATAGAACTTCCTTTAGTATTGGAAATCGTAAACTATAAGATCCATATTGATCTTGACTTTCATCAAAATATTTTACTCTAATCACTTTACCAAGAATCTTTTCCGGTTGTTTATACCACACTAATCGTTGAATATCACTTAAACCTGATCCAACAAATACAGCACAATCTTTATATTTTATTTCTAATGATGAACAACATGATTTTATTTCTCCACAGATCTTTTTATATCCGTTTATTATACCAACGACTTTAAATCGTTTTTCTTTAAATCGTTTTACTTTTAGTAAATTGTTGCTTCTTTTAAATAAACTTGGTGTGTCTTTCCTTAACATTCCTCCTTCCCATTCATTACTTAATACACTAATAATAGCTTCAAATTGATTTTTTGAATTTATTAGAAGTTGAGGTAAATATTTTACAAGTTTATTATTTTTAGTTCTTTCGTGTAAATATTGAATTTTAGTTCGAAATGGTAAACCATCTTTTCTCTTTTGAAACATCTCATAAGGCCAGCAATCGAAAAGATGATAACTTAGATTTTTGATAGTATAATTTTTTCGGTGGATTTGTTTTTTAATTGCTGTAAAATCATCATTTCCATGTACATCTAATACACAAATTTCTCCATCTAAAACCATGTTAGCATCGTGCTTGATTGTATGTCTTATTTCAGATTTTAAGTAATCCAACGTTTTAAATTCTTTTCCTTTTCTACTATAAAATTTTACTTTATTTCCTTTCTTTATTGTTATGCAACGAATGCCGTCTAATTTTCTAGAAAAGTACCATGTTTCTAAGTCAAAATTGCATAAAGAATCTTTATAATTATGTGCTAAAGGAATTGAAAATGTCGATATATTCATGTCATATACATCTTCCAGTATTTTTGTTGATATACCACATTGTAAATCTTTGTTGAAAACTTTGATTATTGTATCTAAATAATTAAAATTATCATCCAAAAACCTACAACAACAATCCAAAGCAAAATGTCCTGATATTTTTCTTTTATATAAATTTAATAATAATGCAAAAATATCATTATGAAAAGCATTATTATAAGAGAAATTATTATTTTTATAATAATCTATTATCTTATCTCCAGTAACATTAAATTTATAATTTTGATCATATACAATAAGCAATAATTCTTTAAGTTCAGGGAATTTTTTAATGATTCTTTTTTTCTCAATTATACTTTCTGTAAAATTTAATTCTAGAATCATCACTTGTAATATACGTAATAAATCACTTGTCTCAATGGTCATCATGTTTTTCTCCTTGTAATAATGAGAGAGTGGTTTAGGGGCCACTCTCTCTTAAATCTTCCGAATTAAAATTAAATCCTTTTTTAAAATAGAGGGTCATTTGATGAATCATCCTCTTTTCCATTGTCCATTTGAGTATAATCAGTTTCTGCTTTTTTCAATAATTCTAAGGCTGGCTTAACATAATTTGTAAGTTCATCCATTGTAATAAATCTTTCAAATTCTGTCACATTTCCAATCGTAAACCAGTCCCCTTTGTCGTTTGATTCTTCAATGGTTTTGAATTTCCAAACTCCTGCATAGGATACATGTACTGGACTTCCATTTTGTTTTAACATTCGAATTCTTGTACATAATGATTTAGCATGTTTCAACATAGCAGTTGATAAAGGGAAAATAAAGATATCTGATGGATCCTCAACATTAACACAGAAAAAGGATATCGTGTCATTAACATCATTTCCATCTTTATCATATTTTCTAACTCCCCTTTGTTTTACTACGATTTCATTTTCTTTTGACTTTGGATATATTCCTACAAAACCACCTCTTTCAGGTTTCCAGGCAACCAGGTCATGAGAAATTTTTACAATGATGACCTTTAATTCTTTGTAAAGTTGCTTGGTTGCTGAATTAAAAAGCATCCCCTCTTCAGCCCCTTCAGTATAATTTGGACCTGTTTTCTTTAATTCGGGAGATAACTGCTGGAGAATTTTTAAGAACGGAGTCTTGAAGGTTTCTTGATTTGTATCTTCAAAACCCGTCTCCATTCCTTCAAACATTTTGACATTTACAATGCTCTTTTGTTCTTTGTTCAATTGTTCATTCATTCTTTTTTCCTTTAAAAATTTATTTAATTCTTCTAAGAAGAATTATTGCTTTGTTTAAGTTTTGACTCTTCTTCTTCAAATGGTAAATCTTCTTGTTCTTTTTGTCGATCTTCTTCCAATTTAATTTTTACTGTGTCATCAAAGGATCCTTTAGTTAATATCTTTTCAAAATATATGTTTGCAAACTCTGTTTCTGTTTCATTGGAATACAAGGATTCTTTGTCTTTTAGTAATGTATGTTCTGTTGGTGTCTCTGGTTCGATGATTAAAAAAGTTCTGTGTTTGAATTTCATAATTTCACATTTCATACTATTTTTTTCTCCTTTATTTTGGTTTCCTGGTACTGAAAAATGTTGATCCCATCCGGTATTGCGTGACCTTTATCTAATTGCTCTTGACAATATTTTTTTAATGTTTGATAATGAATATTTTTTTGAAAATCGTAAGGAATCAAATTATCGATTAAAATTTGACAATTTTTCTCATTTACATTGTCGTCTTCAATTACAACTTTTGACTTAAACAATTCGTCAATATATTTTTCTGATTCTTCTTGTGTACAATTGATTTCAGTTTTGTATTGTTTGACCATGTTTCTAAAAGCTTCCATATAATTCTTCTTTGCAATTGAAGCTTTTAACTCATCTTTAATTTGAATTTCTTCACCTGAAGTTAATGTGATCTTTGAAATAAAACATTCATTTAGCATTGTTGGAATTGTCTCACGACTTAATTTTTCTTCACGTTTTTTATATTCCTTTAAAACAGCTTCTAATGTCTCAATACTTATTTGAGGATTTTTAAGATCCAATAATGTTATAATTTTTAAAACGAAATCGACATCAACTTCATCTCTTAAATTTCGAAGTTTAATAACTTCACCTGATAATTCTGTTAATTGTTCTTTTTCCATTTTTGCTCCTTAATAAATTATTTGTTCTATTGATTTATTCCGAAAGAAATCTATCAAAGATTCCTTTCTTTTTAAAACCCTGTGTATTTTTTGATCAATACTGTCAATACATATAATGTCTTTATATGTAACTTTATTTGTTTGACCGATCCGGTGTGATCTATCCTCTGCTTGTAATCTTCTGTCTGCTCGATAATCATTACTATAAAAATAATGTAATGTTGACACTTGAAGATTTAACCCTCTTTCTCCTATCGCTGGAGAAATAATTAATATTTGTATTTGTTTATTTTTAAACTCATTGACTATACGTTCCCTTTCATCTTGACTTGTTTCTCCAATACATAAACCACAACTATATTTATCTTTTAATTCATTATATATCATTTTTAATTCTGCAATAAATACCGCCCAAATAATGATAGAAGTGTTTTGATCCACACATTCTATATCTTCTTTTAATGCTTTGATCTTTGGACTATTTTCAATTGGTTTTGTCTTAAATGCGGTGGTCAATAATTCCTCTTTAATACCATCTTCATTCATTATTTTCTTTATAATGATCTCAGGATAAGGAAATTGACCACCTGTTACTTGTTGTAATCGTATTGTCATTGACAATTTATTTACTAAAGTTAATTCTTTTCCTCTATATTCTGCAACCATTTCTCTCTGTAATTGCTCATATATTTTTCTCTGATCTTTGTTTAATTCTACTTCCAATGTCTCATAAACTTTGTCAGGTAAATCTAAACAATCTACCTTTTTAATTTTAAATGTGCATTTATCAATACTTTCATTTAATTCTTTTAGGTTTTTATATGGATCATATTTGATCATACTTTTAATCGTTATTATGTTACTCATTGAAGTCTTATATTTAACGGATAATTTTTCTACTTCAAAATTATCAATCATCTTTAATTTTGATAAAGCATATTTTATATTATTAAATGTCTCTTCATCCATTGTTGTAGAAAAATCTCTTTCTGATACATGATTTGTCATTGTCATCATTATACCATATCGATGAGTAAAATGATGATACGACATTTTAAAATAATTATTTTGTAAAAAATCAAATTGAGAATATAAATCGAAAGGAGAATTCGGAGTAGGAGTTCCGGTCAATATTGCTTTGTATTTTCTATTCTTAAAACCTTTCACAATTGTTTTTGTACGTACCGCTTTACTATTTTTTATTGTCGTGGATTCGTCAACAATAATAAATACTTCTCCGGTCCTTAAAAATCGTTTGATATATTCATGTATTCGTTTTGATTGAAAAGCTTCAACGTTTATAGAAAATACTTTTAAATGATCTTTATTACAAAATATATCAAATGATCTTTCAAACTTTTGAGTTTTTTTGTTATTCCATATACAAGAAGAAAATATTCCTGGATAATGTTCTTCAAATTGTTCATACACCCATTGACGCTTGAGTGCATTTGGAGATATAATTATTACACGGTCAATTTTTTTAACTTGATATAACATATCAATTTTCATTATTATTACTTTTGATTTTCCGGTTCCTTGCTCCATAAATAATGCAAATTGATCTTTATGTTGAACAAAATGAAATGATTCTACTTGGTGTTCATATGGCTCAGGAACTAGCTTTATTATACCAGTTCGATCTCTACCTTTTTCAGCTTTATCAAATCCATAATAAACATCATTTACTTGTTTCATTTTATATTCCTTAAAGTACATCTACAATTAACATGTTTTGGAGGTATTCGTAAAGTACTTAAAATAAATATTTTTCCATTTTTAAATTGTTTATATGTAATTACATATAACTCAAGATCGTCTGTGAATGTTCTTTTTTTACAAAACAATAGTTTAATTTTATCTTTAAAACTTATTTCTTGTGTTTTTTTAATCATTTCAAATTGAAAATAGTCCAATGTAAAAATATTATTCATTCTTTTATATCTCCTTAATAATAGTGGTCAATGTTTAATTGACCACTATATACAATGCAGTTTAATTCAATTAAAATAGATTATTTTTTCCTAACTGAATTACAACTTCAGCCTCGATAATCGCATTGATACCACCTCCTTTATTGCCATTCTTCTAGTTCTCCCCAGTTCTTACCGACTTCAACGTCAACAATCAAAGGGATTTTTATTTTTACACAATTTTCCATAATGTGTTTTAATTCAATGACTGCTTCTTTTCCTTCTTTTGTTCGTGGTTTACTTGTGTCTGACTCATCGTGAACAGTTAAATGAGGAATTAACGTATTATATATTCCTGCTTTATATGAGTCATACATACCTTTTTTCATTACATCAGCAGCACTTCCTTGAACAACCGCATTAAATGCTTTATATGTGAACTGAGCACCAGGAAATCGTCTACGACGTTTTAACAATGTGTGAACATATCCTCGATCTGCTGCCCTGGTTTTTGCAATATCTAAAGTTTTCTTAATAAATGGTAATTTTGCATAATACATTTTCATAAAATTTCTTGCTTCATCGTATGTCATGTTTAATTGATACCCTAGTTTTTTTACTCCCATTCCATATAAAATACCAAAGTTAATTTTTTTAGCAAATTTTCTTGTGACTCCGGTTAAATCTGCGCACCACTGATGATAGTCTACTCCTGTTGGATCGTCAATAAATTGTTGTCTTAATGTATCTGCTCCTTTACCAATTGCATAATTTGCAACAAATCTAATTTCTACTTGTGAATAATCTAATCTTACCCATTCACAACCATCTTCAGGGATAAACAATGCTCTCACATCTTTTCCTACTTCAAGATCATTTGCTGGAATTTGTTGTAAATTTGGTTTAGAAGAAGAAAATCTTCCTGATACCGTTCCATATTCATCACTTTTCATAGAATTAAATGAACAGTGTAATCTATCTTTTACAACCATATTTCCAATATTATTAACTAAAAATGTATTGATCATATGCTCATATTTTCTACAATCATGGATCAATTGAAACACCGGGTGTCTATCAACATTATTTAATAGCCATTGTTTTTGAATCGAGGGAGCTTGTGTCTTTTCGGTTAATGGATACTCAATTCCTAGTTTATCTAATAAAAAACCTATTTCCCTAGAGGAATTATGGTTTATATTCAAAAATTTGCCAGAGACGTTTTTAAAGCTCTTTAGAGCTTTTTCTAATCTTTCTTCAAAAATAGTTTTTGTTTTTTCTAGTCTTTTTAAATTGATCCTGACACCGTTTTTTCTCATCATTAGTAACAATGGAAACAATCCCATTTCTAATTTAAAAAGATCCATTAAATCTTGGTCCTGTAGGATCTTTTCTTGAAGTTTCCATATTTCAAACGGCTCTTTTACATCCTCAATAGCATATTGTCTTACAAGATCATAAGGCATTTTCCATAACCACTTTCTTGAATCTCCTTTTAAGTCATTTTCTTTACAAAATTGATCAATTTCTGTTTTAAATTTCCCTCTACCCAAATATTTTATTGCAAGAAAATCTAGATTAAATTTCATTTGATTTTCGTTGATTAATGGTTCAGCGATTTGAATATCAATCAAGTCTCCGTTTATGTGTATACCCTGATAATTTATTAACCAGTCCATGTCATATTTTATATTAGTTCCAAGTTTTGTTGAAGGTGACCGCATAACATTATCTATATATCTCAGATTCTTTTGTCGTTCTTCCTTTGTACAATCAAAATGACCTAAATTATAATATTCAGAAAATTCTCCGTTTGTTAAAGACACCCCCAAAATATATCCATCTTTTCTATACACTCCAGGGCCCTTTAATTTTAATTCAGGATCCTTTGTTTCAATATCGAATGAAATAATGTTGGCATATAATAAAACATTGGGTCTTTTAATTTCCATTAAAAGACCCCTTTTACATCTTTTTTAAAAACGTGTAATGAATTGATAAAATGAGTAAAATTACCACATTTTATATTTAAAGTATCTGCAATATTATTTTGTAGTGATATTGCAAAAAACACATCTGCCTGAAAAAACTTAAAAAAATCGCATGATCTTTGAGAATATATCAAATTTAATCGTTTATTCCTAATCAAAAAATGATATGTTAATGAACAAGGCACCCGATCAAGACCACCCCAATTCATCAAATCTTGGTGTCTATCATAAATTGTCATTACAACTTGCCTGGAATTTGGATTATCGTGTAATTCTTCAATCACATAGCTTAATTGCTCCTGTATTCGTTCTACATACGTATAAGCAAATTTTCCTTTTCTTATATATTGTTGCCAAAAACTAGAATATTTTTCCCATGCTTCACCAGGATTTTTATTTGAACAACCTATGAACCTTTCTTCTGCTTCTGCCGCTAACCATTTGTGAAAATCAATATGCTCAGGTTTATCCTTTTTATATACTAAAAACTTATGCAATTCTTCAAAAGAACCATTATCATTTGACACAATAGTATAAGCATATGGAGAGATCTCTTTGGTCATTCGATCTTCTCCTACTAAATGTTGATCTTGAACTGTCTCAGATTCGTACTCAATACCCATCTCAGCAAGATCCCTTTCTGTTTCTTTAACCATCTCTAAACAATCATTATAAATTCTCATTTTTAAACTCCTTACAAAATCTTTTTAATTTACAAAAATAGCAATAAATTGCACCCTGTTTATTGCATAATGTTAATTTTAATTTGTTTACTTCATCACTATTTTCATACTCTTTTCCGGTGAAAGAGTGAAACTTTAATCCAGGTCTTTTATATAAGTCAATATTCAATATAAAATGTTTAATGGATTCTATACAAACACCCTTTCTTATTTTTTTATAATAACCAATATTTAATTTATGTTTGTTATTTTCGTCTATTTTTATTCCGGGTATTTCAAAATCGTCTCCATATCCCATCAATAATAATGATTCTTTTACTGTCAAATTATTATTGCGGATCGGGTGAACTTTGGGAGTTGATCCTGTCAATGTATTACAGGGCCCTGAATCCCATCTTACTTTTAACAATCCAATTCGTGTCTTTAATTCTCTTGAAGGATTAATATATTGAATTATTTTACCTGGTTTAATATGTTTCCAATATTCTTTTCCTTCAGCATATGTCATTTTTTTATTAGTTCCTTGAACGTGTAACATCCTTGACCAATTGTCATTGTCAGGTTGTTCATAATGACCATATATTTTTCCTTCCATTCCGAGTAAATGACCGATCCGATCCGATACAGTAGTAATGGAATATTTATCTTCATTCGGTGTCGGTACGAAATGATACTTCTTTTTTCCTCCAATGACATATAATCGCTTACGGTCCTGAGGATTACCATAATATAAATTTTGTATAAACTGAGGAAATATATTATATTCGTTTGTTAATTGTAATAATATTGGAGTAATTGTTTTACAAGCTTTTTCCAAATTGTCACATATAAAAAATTCCGGTTGTAATTGTTTTACAACTTCAAAGAAATTGACTATTTCATCTGAGTTCTTTTTTGTTGAAATATTAAAAGAAGAGAACGCTCCACATGAAGGGTGACCTAACAACAAGTCTATCTGTTTATTTTTTAAGGAGTGCAAATTAACAAAATCCTTTTTAAAGAAGGTATGTTTAAAATTATGTAGAAACGTTTCTCCTCTTTCAAAACTTCTTGGTTCTATGTTTCCGATGACAGTATGACCTAATTTTTTAGCAGCGTATGCCATTGATCCACTGCCTCCGTAAACACATAATACATTCATTTTTTAGGTTTTCCTTTACAAATATCTCTGTCTTCATTACAACAATGACAAGGATCTTTTGATTGTTTAATTAACTCCAAAATTATTTGTCCTGGCATTGTACACCCTATAGGAACATATCCCTGTTTTTTACACATTTCTAATGTAAAAGAATTCATCAATATTTACTTCTTTGTCGAAACTTATTAACTTCGCTTTTCTTACAATACATACGATAAACATCCTCAGCAGTCATTCCAGATAAGATCAATAATTCAACAAAGAAATGCAAAGCATCAATCAATTCTTCTTGATAATGAGTTTCATCCGTTATCATATGGGTTTGTTTCCAAGGTTTATTTTTTAAGCAATTCATTGCTTCACCAAGTTCCTCGGTGATTCTCCATGCAAAATCCTTTAATCGTGATTGACCTTTATTATCATTGATATTAACTGGACAATCTTCAGTTTGTAATAATCCACTTTCTTTTTCTATGTCATGATATTTGATCATCAATTTTCCTTGTTTATCAAATATACTTTGTAACATATCCTTACTGATTACTCCGATATCTTCAATTTTTACGTCATTTACATTCATTGTGTCTCCTTTAATTTTTTAAAAAGTTTTATATAATCTTCAAAATTATTCAATTCAAAATAATTAACATTTTGAAAAATATTCTTCCAGTAATAAAAAAAGTCAATATACCCTGCACGTAGTAACTCCGTTTTTCCTTCTACTTCTAATTCAAGTTTTATCTTTTCTTGTTGGTCAATATATAATGTTTCTTTATTATTTCTAACCTGTTTAAATCTTTGATTACAAAATACAATCGTGTTATATTTAGACTGATAAAATTTTCCTAAGAAATCACGTATATTTTGTTCTGTTATATATGACCCATTTCTCAATACTTTTCCATATATTGATTCTGATATAATTGTAATCCGGTCTACGATTATATGCTTTATTTTACACAATTCTATATTCCAAAATACTCTTTCTTTAAAAATCTCTTTTGGACAAGGGCCCGGACTATGAGTAATAACGTAGTCCGGATATTCAATTTTTATCAATTTTGCTAATGTACTTTTCCCTGATCCGTCCGGGCCTTCAAGGATTATCATAAAAAACTCCTTTTAATATATTATAATTTTTTACATCGTATATGTCAACTAATATATTGAACATTTACATTTTATTTACATACCGGATCGTTCGTGGATCCTTCTCAATACAAGTTATATTTGTCATAATAAGCTATTTTGAGCTCATCATATAATTCTAGAAAATCAATGAACTCTTTTGTTTTTTCCGTTATTTCATCTTTTATGATATCAAAATTTTCTACCTTATAATCTATATAATGAATATCTTTGATTTTATAATCATCCGTCCATTCTACCACAATATATTTAAAAAACTTAATTCCTGTAATCAGGCAATAAAATTCATGTTGCCATTTGGAAAGGTAGTTACTCTTTCCTTTCCAGGATCCAGTTGTTTTGATATCAACAATTACACTTGGAAAACATACATCTAATTTACCATACCAACAGTAATCTACGTTATTGATTGTAACAATCATTTTACGTTTAACTTGGTATTCACCACCTTGTATTTGTGTACATAATTCCTGAAACTTTTCTGATCCTTTTAATTCTTTTTTGTTACACCACTTTATAGCAGTTTTTTCTAATTCCATTCCTTTTTCTACATGAATATTCGTTGACCAAATACGATTTAATTTATTATATAAATCGGTGTAAGCTTTATTTTTCCAACTTGGAGGACACTTTAAATACCAGTCCATTGCATCAAATAACGTTGGAGTAATTAATTTACTTCCCATCTTCTTTCTCCTTCTTTACACCTTGATTAGGGTAATTTATATATAATATAACTTTTTCTAAAGCTGTAACTTTGTATGATTCTAAAGCTGTCAAATAATTTTTTAAAAATTTTTCAATATTATCATCTGAATCTTTAAATACTAAAGCATGACTAAGATCTTTTGTTAAAGCCTCAATTCTTCCAACATAAAGATTTGTGTTAGGTATTTTTAAAACAAAACATTTAGTAAACATTATTTACCTCCTTTCTTTTATACATTCATTACAAACATCCTGCCAAGGTTTTGGATTGAACATCAGTTTTCCACAATCACAGATTTTTAATTTCCTTTCAAATTGTAATGCTTGTAAAAATTTTAACTTGGCTCTTAATTTTAATGCTTCTACTTTATGTTCATAATGAAGCCATTCTGAAATAGGTCCGATCTTTTTTCTATACCATTCATTTTCACATGTAAATATAAGTTTATTTTCTTCCTCATTTTTATATGCTTTTGGTTTTAATT